CGTAGGATTAACACCCCATAGTGTAAAATATACTTGACATTGACCCCCAAAGTGTGATATACTGTACACTTAAGTAACACAGAAAGAGAAACATCAAGATAAATAACTAATATGAACTACTTAAGACCACTTAGGTAGTAACAACCGGAGAAGTACAATGAGTAAAGAGATAAACCAAAGCAGTCTTGTGGTAGAAGGAGTAAACCTAGATGATCATCCTGATTATGTCGATTCTTACCTGTCGTATGGTGAGTACATGGATGGTTCACCAATAAGTGAGGATGACCTGGCTGACATGGGAGACGTCGCACAAAGCATGGCATTTGAATCACTCTATTAAGGAGTTGTAGTTAGAGTTAAACCGTGGTATAATGTAAGTTCACAACAATAGGAAACATAATATGAGTACAGTAGCAAAGAAAGATGGACCCCCATATTACACGAATGGCACAGCAGTGTTCGTAAACATCATCAAGAAGGATGTCTACATGGGTCAGGAGTCGAAGACATGGGACATCACGTTGACCCTCGACGAAGGTGAAGAGGATCTCCTCGCGAAGCATGGGATTCTCGTGAAGCCCTACAAGGATACCCTACAACGTGAGTTTAGGACTCAGTTCTCGCTTGCCGGTAAGGTCAAGATGGGTCCGGATGATAACATCAAACCGATTGATCCCGCCCTGTTGACCTACGGTGCTAAGATCCGCATCAAGTGGATTCCTGGGGTAGACTATCCACCGCATGGTGTGCCGGCCCTCATGGAAGCGGTGCGCGTGTTTCAACTGAATGAAGGGGCTGGCTCGGATGAGGCCGACGATGAGTTCTAGGTAGGTAGCCATGTAAACCAACGGACACGGACGTCCACAACTGGAGTAAGATATGAGAGAACAATTGGAACAACTAAAGACGAACCACGCGGTATTCTGGTTCGACAACATGTATGGGGCATCGGTGGTTAAGGACGAACCAGAGGCATACTGCAAGGAAGGATTCCCCTACGAGATCGCGGTGATCAACAAGCGTGGTGAGATTGACTTCACGACACCCCTAACGGATGATGTCTTTGGTTACCTCACGCTCGGTCAGGCCGTTGAAACACTTGAGGCAATCGCCAACCTATGAGACAGGAAAGTAACAGTAACTTTGTGAGGCATGAGCCTTGCGACACGTGTGGTAGCAAGGATAACCTATCACGATATGATGACGGACATGGGTACTGCCACGGGTGTGGTGCATATGAACATGGGACAGGAGAAGTAAAGATGGCATTAGAAGATCCAAAGGTAACAAAGAGAGCAGAACTAACGGGTACGGTCACCGGCATTCGGGATCGAAGGATATCACTAGAGACATGTAAGAAGTATGGGGTGACCACCGAGTGCGCCTCTGGTACTAGTGACATAACGAAGCACCACTATCCCTACTTCAACAACGATGGGGATTTGGTCGCGGTCAAGACACGATCGGTCGCGGACAAGGCATTCTACTCGACGGGTAGCATCAGGGGTGCCGGCCTCTTTGGTCAACACCTATTCAAACCAGAAGGTAAGTACATCACCCTAGTTGAAGGGGAGCTTGACGCCCTGAGTGCCTATGAGATGCTCGGTAGTCGCTGGCCCGTGGTCAGTGTCAGCAATGGTGCGAACGGTGCTAAGGCTTCGGTACAGGCATCCCTTGAGTACCTTGAGGGCTTCGAGAATGTGGTCCTATGCTTTGACATGGATGAGGCCGGACGTAAGGCAGCTAGGGAATGTGCCGAGGTTCTATCACCCAACAAGGCACGCATAGTTAAGCTTGAGGATTACAAGGATGCGTCCGAGTATCTAGTTGCAAACAAGTTGAAGGACTTTAGTAGCCAGTGGTGGAACGCAAGCCCCTTCGTAATGACGGGTGTCATAACATTGGCTGATGCATGGGAGAACTTCATTGCCCGTGGTAAGCAGGAGATCATAGCATTTCCACCGGCATTCGGGATGTTGAACACCATGCTTAACGGGGGTATCGCTGGTGGTGAGATCACGGTGCTGGGTGCATTGACCAGCGTTGGTAAGACCACCATGGTTAACGAGATAACCTATGAGTTCTGGAAGAATACGGATATTCGCATTGGGTGTGCCTTCCTTGAGGCCGACAGTGGTGAGGCCGTCGAGAATCTACTGACGATACACACCGAGAATAACCTAGCACTGGAGAACCGAGACAACATTGACTACGATGCCCTAAAGACTGACATCATCACGGACGGTAGGATATTCCTATTGGACCACCGAGGTGCGATTGGTGCGGATGAGTTGTTCCTCAAGTTACGTTCGATGGTCAAGGGCAATGGTGTACAGGTGTTAATCATTGACCCACTACAGGCCGCCGTGGTTGCCAACAACAATGAGGTAATCGATGACTTCATGGATAGACTACTCAAGTTAGCAAAGGAGACGGGGGTATCAATCATCGTGGTTAGTCACATGAAGAAGCCCTCGATGAACAGTCCCCACAATGTATCTGAGTATGATCTGAAGGGGTCAGGAAGCATCAATCAGATCGCATTCAATACCATACTGCTATCACGCGACAAGATGGCTGAGGATGAGTACGCGAAGAATAGCACGATGGTCCAAGTGGTCAAGTGTAGACGAACGGGCATGACTGGCCTGGCTGGTTGGTTGCACTACGATCACTACACCGGACGACTGGAGAAGGGTAAACCACCGGAGCAGTACGAGGCCGAGAATAGTTCGGAGGAATTCTAGGGATGAAACGAATGGTACTGGACATTGAGACTGACGGGCTTGACCCAACGGTTGTCTGGTGTGCCGTCTTCACGGACGTTGATACCGGAGAGTACGTTGCTCAGGAGATGCCCGATCACAATATGATTCAATGGATTGTCAATGCATGTGACGTAATCATTGGACACAACATGATTGGATATGATCAACCCGTGTTGGAACGACTGTTGGACATTGACTTTAGTGGTGTCAAGATTGAAGACACCCTTGTAATGTCACGCATAGCTAACCCGTCCAGAGAGGACGGTCACTCACTCAAAGCATGGGGAAAACGATTAGGATTCCCCAAAGGAGACTACAATGATTGGACTAAACTTACGCCAGAGATGGTATCTTACTGTATACAAGACACTAGAGTTACTAGGCTTCTTTATTCTCAGATGGTTGCCGAGTTGCAATCCTTTGGCAGCGAGAGTCTTGAACTGGAGTATCAAGTACAGGCTATTATATCTAAACAAACGAGGAATGGGTGGGTCTTAGATGTACGACTGGCTGAGAACCTACTGGCAGAACTGAGGGAACGACAAAACGATCTGATCGATGAGGTACTCAAGGTATTCGTACCGCTACCTACCTTCATCAAGGAGATCACACCTAAGATTAACAAGGATGGCAGCATGTCAGTTGTTGGCCTCAAGTTCCTAGGTGATGCCCTCAGTATGGTCGAGGGTAAGTTCAGTCGTGTTGATTACCCTGAGTTTAACCTAGGTTCAAGACCACAGATTGCCAAGCACCTCGCGCACTTCGGATGGGTTCCCCAGAAGTTTACACCCACCGGCAAGCCAATGGTGGATGAGATTGTCCTTAAGGATCTTAAGGGAATACCGGAAGCGGCCTTGATCTGTGAATACCTATTGGTACAAAAGAGAACTGCTCAGATACTATCGTGGGTTAACGTGGTAGCCGAGGACGGGAGAGTACATGGGTATGTGAACCCACTTGGTGCGGTCACGAATCGCATGACGCACAGCAGTCCCAATTGTGCCAACGTACCGGCAACGGGCATCGATTATGGACACGAATGTCGTAGCTGTTGGACCGTAGCTAAGGGATATAAGCTGGTGGGTATGGATGCATCAGGTCTTGAGTTGCGTATGTTGGCACACTACATGATGGATGAGGACTACACCAATGAGGTACTGAGTGGTGATATACATACCGCAAACATGCACGCAGCCGGACTGAAAACGCGTGATCAGGCCAAGACATTCATCTATGCCTACCTGTATGGTGCCGGTGATGAGAAGATAGGGTCCATCGTGGGCAAGGGAAAGATGGTGGGTCGTAAACTAAAGAAGCAGTTTCTAAAGAATACACCAGCACTGGCTGAACTGAGAGAACGAGTTGACAAGGCGTGTAAGAAGGGTTACCTCAAGGGCATTGATGGTCGTAGGATTTACATACGATCCCCACACGCGGCCTTGAATAGCCTACTACAATCCGCCGGAGCGATAGTCATGAAGAAGGCATTGGTATTACTTGATCAACAGGCGACTGACTTGGACTACAAGTTCGTGGGTAACATACACGATGAGATCCAGGTTGAGGTACGCGCGGACCAAGCCCACGACTTCGGTAAACTAGCCACGGAGTGCATGGCACAAGCTGGCGTTGAGCTAGGCTTCCGTTGTCCACTGGCGGGTGAGTACAAGGTGGGTAATAACTGGGCTGAGACACATTAACGCTTGTAACTTACCCTAAAGTATGATATACTAAAGGTATAACCAAAGGATAAACTATATGAAGAACATCGATACATTGGTAACAGACATCTACAACCTAATGAAGGACAAGGAGATCCCTTCTGAGGTTGACCTAGCGAAAGAGGTAGACCGCTTCGGTGAGAACGTGAAGACCTTGATTGGTAACATCTTCACCGAGAAGCGAGAGCAGAACCCACGGTTACGGATGAGTAACATTGGTAAGGGAGATAGATACCTCTGGAATGAGGCACAACGATTGGAAGGGGAAGAACTGACGGCACCAACATTGATCAAGTTCATGTATGGACACCTGATTGAAGAGATGCTGGTATTCCTCATCAGGACTTCGGGACATGAGGTCACGCAGGAACAGGCCGAGGTGGAGATCGAGGGCGTCAAGGGTCACATCGATTGCTTCATCGATGGTAAGTTATTCGACATCAAGAGTGCATCAACCTACGGCTTCAAGAAGTTCAAGGAAGGTACACTAAAGTATGATGATCCCTTCGGTTACATCGATCAGATCAAGGGATATGCACATGGGCTAGGTGAGGAAACCGTAGGTTGGCTGGCAATGGACAAGCAACACGGACATCTCACGACCCTACAGTATAACCTTGATGATTTACCCGAAGCACCTAGCATCGTTGACAGGATCAAACATCTGAAGACGGTGGTGGCATCGGGAGACGCACCGGAGAGATGCTTTGAGGATGTACCCGATGGTAAGAGTGGTAATCGTAAGCTATCAATCAACTGTTCATACTGTAAGTTCAAGGCGCACTGTTACCCCAACCTTAGAACCTTCGTGTACTCGACTGGTCCTAAGTACCTAACCAAGGTAATGCGTGAGCCACGGGTGTATGAACCACCGAGACAACGAGAAGGAGACGAGTTCTAATGCACATTACAGACTTTAAGGAACGACTGGCGTACTGTTGTGATCCGGAAACCTTCATTGAGATCCTGGAATTAACGATGGAAGACTTGATGGATTCATTTGAAGATAGACTGATTGATAATGCCGATAAGTTCGATGATCTATTTGACATCCGGAGTGAACATGAAGAAGTTTAACCTACCTGATTGGATCAACAAGACTGGATTTAACTTTCGGAAGAACATGGATGATCACTTAGGTTTCATCTATCAGATAGACATGAAGGATGGTGGTTTCTACATTGGTCGTAAACAATTCTGGCGTAAGGCCGGTAAGGATTGGAAACTGAACGACTGGGAAGACTATGCATCCAGCAGTAAGAACATCAAGAAAGAGATTGAGAACATTAAGAAGCGTACCATCCTAGCCGTCTTTAGTTCCAAGAGTTGTCTGCGCTATGCCGAGGCACTCGCGATACTAGGATCAGGCTCATACTGGCCCAACGAGAAGGGGATCAACTGGTCCTTCGATGGGTGCAAGGGGAAGATCAAGATGGAAGGTACGGATGAGGAACAGATGAAACTATTGTTAATACGATTTGGAGATAAGCTATGATTCACTTAACATTCACACAGCCAGAACTGGACGGGTTACCAGAGTACCCCCCGTTTGATCTACACGTTGATATCGATGACGAGAGCCTAACGTGGCTTGAACTCATGCAAGTATTCGCACGACAGTTGCCGAAGTTTGGGTACGTCATTGAGACAACAGACCTTGAACTGGCCTTGGCTGACTGCGCCATCGAATATAGAGGTAAGGCCATGAACCCCAAAAGGAAGGATGATCATGAGGAATGGGTTGACAACTACGTTCCGAGGAATGCCATATGAATACGATAGATAGGCTAGTGAGGGATCATCAAGATGTCTGGAGTCCAGCCGATAGTCCTTGGAACACCCCCGTTAGCGGTGGTTCAACGCCGGAGCAGTATGGTATACCGGCGGATGCCGAGGAGTTACAGGACTTGATTGAGTATCGTGAGATGTCCTTCGCATTGGGTAACATCTTCAAGGCGTGCTACCGACTGGGACTCAAGGACTCCACCGATGTCATGTATGACTTGCAAAAGATGAAGTGGTTTACCGAAAGATTGATTGCACAGGAGTTGGGCAAGTGAGTACCTTTGAACAAGAGGCAGCCAAGGTCATATCGTGGGCATTAGACAAGGGGATCTTGAGTGGATCTACCGCACTACGTCAGCATGGCAAGATGGTTGAAGAGGTCTACGAGTTGAAACATGCGATCAACAAGAAGGAGAAGGTATTGGTATCTGATGAGCTTGGGGATGTACTGGTGACGACGATCGTACAGGCACAGATGTGGGGACTGGATGTAACTAGGTGCCTAGCCGATGCGGTGGCAAAGATAACAAAGAGAGATGGACAACTAATCGACGGCGTGTTCGTCAAGAGTGAGGACTTAGTATGAACGAATATCAGAACTTCATAGCACTATCCAGGTATGCCCGTTGGCTACCTGACGATAACAGACGAGAGAACTGGAGTGAGACGGTCAGTAGATACATGGATTACTTTCAGACAAAGTACACCGACGTCCTCACGGATGCGGTCTACAAGGAGCTACATGGGGCCATCAAAGACCTAAAGGTAATGCCATCCATGCGTTCACTGATGTGCGCTGGTGAGGCACTGGAGCGTGACAACGTGGCTGGTTTCAACTGTAGTTACCTAGCGATGAACCGAGTCAGGGCATTCGATGAACTCATGTACATCCTGATGTGTGGCACCGGTGTTGGTTTCAGTTGTGAGCGTGGTGAGGTCGCCAAGTTACCGGCGGTATCGGAAGAGATGCACGAGACATCGACCACGATAGTTGTGAGTGACAGCAAGATCGGATGGGCATCGTCCTTCCGTGAGCTACTGAGTCTCCTGTGGGCTGGTAAGGTTCCACGGTGGGATATAACTAGGGTGCGCCCAGCGGGTGCGCCATTGAAAACATTTGGGGGTAGAGCTAGTGGACCTGAACCTTTGGTTAGCTTATTTAAGTATAGTGTGGATCTATTTCGTATTGCTGCTGGTAGGAAACTCACCACGTTGGAAGTACATGGGTTGGTATGCAAGGTTGCGGAGATTGTCGTTGTCGGTGGTGTACGGCGTTCTGCTCTCATTTCCCTCAGTAGTTTTAGTGACGATAGACTACGCCATGCCAAGTCTGGTAAGTGGTGGCTGGACCACCCTGAGTTTGCCCTAGCCAACAACAGTGTGGCGTATCAGGAGAAGCCCGACATGGAATCCTTCATGCGGGAATGGTTATCATTGGTGGAGAGCAAGAGTGGAGAACGTGGAGTATTCAACAGAGAAGCTAGTAAGCGCCAAGCTGAGAGAAATGGACGAAGAGATGCAACGCATGAGTTCGGAACTAACCCGTGCAGCGAGATCATTTTACGAGACAGGCAATTCTGCAACCTGTCAGAGGTCGTTGTCCGGTCTAGTGACACGCTTGCTACCCTTCGCGTCAAGGTTAGACTCGCTACAATCTTGGGTACACTCCAATCTACCCTCACCGACTTCCGATACCTAGGTAAGACATGGAAGGATAACACGGAAGAAGAGGCATTACTGGGGGTATCCCTCACGGGTATCATGGATAACGCCATGCTGAACGGGAGTGATAACTTTCACAACCTTGAAGGTGTGCTGACAGAACTGAAAGAGGTGGCAATTGAAACGAACAAAGAGTGGGCAGAGAAACTTGGGGTTAGTCAATCCGTGGCGATTACCTGTGTTAAGCCTAGTGGAACGGTTAGCCAACTGGTTGATTCTGCTTCTGGCATTCACGCCCGTCATAGTCCTCATTACATACGCACTGTGCGCGGTGATGTGAAGGACCCAATTGTGATCATGATGCAGGACCAAGGTTTCCCGTGGGAAGCTGACGTCATGAAGCCGGACACGACGGTGGTCTTCAGTTTTCCAATGAAATCACCAGAGGGTGCGGTGATGACGAAAGACAGGACTGCCATTGAGCAGCTTGAAACCTGGCTCATCTACCAGAGACATTGGTGTGAGCATAAACCTTCGGTGACTATCAATGTTAGAGAAAACGAATGGATGGCGGTTGGTGCATGGGTGTTCGATCACTTCGATGAGGTGTCGGGGGTGTCATTCCTACCTTACAGTGAACACTCGTATGCTCAAGCACCCTACCAAGAGTGCAGTGAGGCTGACTACGAACTTGCGTTGTCCCAAATGCCACAGGGAACAGACTGGGGTAGAATCTCTGAGTATGAAGACAGGGACAACACGGTAGGTAGCCAGACGTTGGCCTGTAGTGCCGGTGTATGTGAGCTTGTGGATCTGTAGTTAACCAGAGGGGTGTGCTAAGGTACACCCCTCGTTTACCGGAGTGGTCCATGCAATATGATCTAGGCTTGGATGAGACAGATGTACCCCATAAGGTATGCTGTGAGTGCCGAGAACTCAAGGAGCTTCCAGAGTTCAACAACCATTGGAATATGCGTGGTGGAGTTCAAGCTAAATGCAGGACATGTGCGCTCCTCTATTCAACAGAACATATGGAGATCATCAATGAGAGAGCAAAGGCATGGCAGAAAGCCAACCCAGAACAGGTAAAGTACAACGTACAGAAGTATTATCAGGGACACAAGGAATACTACTTACGCAAAGGTACGCAACGTAGACACCTAGTTCGTAACTATAACATGACGGACTTCGATACATTCGTAATGGAAGAAGCCTATCACCTCGCCCGTGAACGTGGGGAGATCATGGGTGGTGAGTGGCATGTGGACCACATCGTACCGGTCCAGCATAAGATGGCGTGTGGGTTAAACTCCTCGGCTAACCTTCAAGTAGTTCCTGCTGAGTGGAACTTGTCGAAGGGTAACCGAAGTATGGACGTATGGTTACCTCTTGTTGTATAACTCAAAGAGGGTCTTGACCTTCTCCTTTAGGATATCAATGTTGTTCGACATCTTGGCTAACACGATCACGAGGGTGACGAACCCCATCAGTAGAGGCCAGATGTC